AGGCAGCAATTCAAGATAGGACTGTACCTCTTCTTCTATCGCAGGAAATCGTTAGAGCCGATATCATAGAGAACTTTGCAAGTGAGCATGATCCTGAAGGACAACCGTGGGCACAGTGGTCTAGTTTCTACGATGCACTGGTGCCTAGTCTGAAACCTCCACACAGCGGTAAGATCCTTGATTGGACAGGCGAGCTACGAGAGGCTGCTACGGATGAAGGAGCGTTTGTACAAACTAGAGGCGTAGGTGCAGGCGCTCCAGATAATCTATTCTACGATACAGGTGGACTACCTCCATATTGGGTATTTCATCAGCAGCCGGATGGTTCCTCGGTTAGTACAAAGACATACACTAGAGACGTATTCGACAAACAAGGACGTTCCACAGGTCAGACAGAGAAGGTAACTTTCAGAGAGGGCGGCGAAGGAATCCCACCGAGACGGTTCCTTGGTTTGTCGGGTGAATCCGAAATCCAAATCATGGAAGTATTCGACGATTGGTTCCAAGGAATCATTTCCATGGGTGTCTCTCGAAAGGGTAACATCTTCATTCGTCGTAATCCAGTACCAAGGAAAACTCCACAGACTCTATGAAATGGCCCAAGACTTCTATGACATTCTGCAAGTCAGCCAGTACCTCTACAACCGCATTAACGACAACAAGGTTGCTTTGGGACTTCGGTACGTTGCCTATGGTGATGAGCAACTATTGCCCGAATATCCCGCCGCGGTCGTTACTACAGAACGCCCGTTACGGAGAGAGTTTCATGGGACTCGTCAGTTTTTAGTAACCTTCGAATGCGATATCTTCGTACTACATGCTAACCTTGCAGCAAGCCATAGAATCAGAACTATCGAGGATATTCAACTAGCAGAGGCTATCAGAAAATTTCTGCACAGCGACTTTACATTAGGAGGCCATATCATCTTCGGATACGTCGATCTCGAAATCCCCGGAATCGTAACAAGAGTAGTAGGACAGAAATCCGCAATGATCGTGACAACTCGACTAAGCTGGACCGGACAGAATAGGGTGAATTTTGATGACGCTTAAGATTGAGGTCAACCATCCAGAAATGGAAGATGGTCTAGAGTTTGATCTTGGCGGGTTTCTCGTACCTAATGGTGGTTCCGTGGAACTCTCCGAAGATCAGGAACTAGGCTTTCTAGCACGACATAAGGTATCCGTAAAGGATGCACTGAAGGGTAACGCATATATTAAGGTCAGTGGTAAGACCACTGTTACCCCTAAGCAGGCCGCAGAGTACCTAGTCGATACTAATGCAGGAGCGGAGGATCACTTCGATGAGGTAGATCCCGAAACTCTTGAAACTCCAGAAGAGCAAGATGAATCGGAAGGGAGTGATACTTAATGCCAGCAGGTCTAGGCGGTGGCGGTAGCATTGGCCTCGCTTTTGAAACAACGATGGGCACGTATATTGCGCCTACCGTCTACGTTCCAGTTCTTAGCGAAGGACTCGAATACACTGAGTCCAAGTATTACTCGGAGCAGATCAGACAGCAATCTATCCACTCTGATGTAAAGTCCAGTTATTACCACGTCGAGGGTCCAATTGAAATGGAAGTGGACACTCGGTTCCTTCCGTACTTCATGCATGCCTCTCGCCACACAATTACTAAGACTGGTGCAGGGCCGTATGAGTACAAGTATGTACCTTCTTCGGCAGGTGCCGCTTCTACCGCTGCATCGGGTAACGTTCCTAGAACGCTGTCTATCACAGTTGTCCGAAACGAAGTAGTGTTCGGATACACTGGTTGCGTCGTTGGAAGCTATGAGTTTACCATTGAAGAAGGTACGCTCATGTGCAACATGGACATTCTCGGTCTAGCTGAGGCTGTTCAGGCTAACCCAACAGAGGCATGGGTCGCATCCGATCTACTTGGTGCAGACGCCCATCGTATCTACCTTGCAGCATCAGCAGTTACACCGACGTTCGGGGCTGTGGATACGAACTTCAATGGATTCACCTTCCGCGCTAACTTTAACCCAACGGCGGAAAACAGAATTCATGCACAGCGTAGTGCAAGCTACATCGCGTACCATATTACGGAAGCCGAGTTTGAGTCAGAGCTAGACTTCCTTGATCGTACCGATTACGACAACATGGTGAACAATACCACTCGCGCTATCCGCATGGAATCTTCCAATGGTGGCGCTAGTTACTCCGCTGGTACAAGCGGTGTTCGTATTCAGGGTAACAGAGTCAGCTTCGATACATATACGCCGAACCTAGAAGGTATGGGCGATATCATCATGGCTGACTTTACCGGACGTGCAATTGGTATCTCGGGTGGAGACGCTTACGAAGTTCACGTTAAGTCTCCAACTAACATCGCTTAGTAATTAAGATCACAGGAGAACAAGATGCCACGCGCTACAATTGATAGAACGAAGCTTCATCATCATAACCTCAAGAGTCTACCGGAAGGTTATGTCAAGCTAAGGCAGTTGAGCTATTCCGAAATGATGCAGCGTCGAGATATCGCATCCAAGATGGGATGGGAAACTCGACAGACTCGCAAGGGTAATTCAAATGAGGAAACTGTCAAGGCTTTGATGGAAGCCATGAATAGGGCTACGATGGAGTTTGAATTCAAGAACTGCATTGTAGAGCATAATCTGGAAGATGCGAATGGGGTTCTACTCGACTTCACCAATCCTCGATCTTATGCTGATCTTGACCCAAAGATCGGTGCCGAAATTGGTAAGTATATCGACGAGCTTAACCAAGAGGATGATGACGAGGATTTAAAAGAATCACCGCTTGCTCCTTCCTTCTCATCCGACAACGAGCTAGAGACGCAGAACGGGAATTCGGGAGAGAGCTAGTTCTCTTATGCACAGATTGGCTACGAGTAGCTCGACTGTGCAAACAATTGCGTTGTCTACCACGCGAGGGTGGATTGTTAGATCAACGACCAAGAGAACTAGCTCTTCTCGATGCGGTGTTCGATGCGTTCGATGAGATCGAGCGTCTAGAACGAGAGAAGTCCAAGAGGAAAACTAGGAGTAAATAGTATGCCAATGCGATTCGGTGAAATGGTCCTCATCGTTAGAACGCAAGATTTTGCGTCTAGGAACCTCGACCGAATCTCGGCATCCCTTGGACAACTTTCGAAACAAGAGCAACTGGCCCGTCGCGCTCGACAACTTGAAGCACAACAAGTCGGCACGTTCCGAAGATTGAATCGTGCCCGTACAGATTCTAGAGTTATTCAGGATCTACAACGTAAGATGGATCTTGAAAGGCAGATCCAACAAATTCAGACTGGACAGCTACGAGGGGCTGGCGGGCGATACCTACCGTTTAAGCATCTTCAGAAAGACGTTCAGGTATTGAATGAACGATTAGAAGGTACATCATCTGCATACAAGAGGTTAGCGGGTGATCAAGTAGGGTTAGCTGATGCTGGCCGTCATGTTAACTCGGTTATGCGAGAGCAAAGCAAGCGACTACAGATCATTCAGTCAGATATCATTAAGGTCGCTGAAGCTCAGAAATTAATCAGGTGGGAGAAATGGCATAGATACGGCCAAAGTATATCTCGGGCTGGTCGTATCATGCAGCTTACAGGACTTGTAGCAACAGGATCGTTTGTTGCTATGGGTAATGCTGCCGCTGATTTCTCGGCTAACGCTACACTCGCAGCTACGCAGGCTAGAGACTTTGGTCCCGCAGCAGGATTTGGTGCAGGCTCAGAGCAAGTGTTGAAGCGATCAGCAGAACTGCAAGCATTCATTAATGATCAGATGATGCAGTTCCCCGTTGGCGCAGATGAAATGGCTAACGCTGCTTACGAAATCTTCTCCTCATTGAACATTGCCGAGAACGGGATCGTTAACTTCGAGAAGGGTTTGAATATCCTCGAAGTTGCAAATAAGGCAGCAGTAGCCGGAGGCGTGAGTCTCGATGATTCCATCAGGGGTCTTATCATCACGCTAAACAACTTCGACGAGGATCTTGATGCGGTAATGCCAACGATGAACACGATGTTCGATATCGTGCGATTCGGTAACATTCGCTTCTCTGATCTTACTCTGATTCTATCCAAAGTTGCTCCTGCTGCTAAGTCAGTTGGACATGACCTAGAAGATGTAGCTGGCGCACTTGCCCAAGCTACGCGCAATCTACCTGTGGGGACTGTTTCGGCAGGTTTCGCGCAGTTTGAATCAGTTCTAGCAGATCCCGATTTCCAAAAGGGCGTTCAAGTTCTAAGTAAGGCAAGGCTTGGTGAAGCTCTCGACATTGCTCCCGGTGGCGATATTAAGGCTCCACTTGAAGCATTGAAAGATATCGTTGAAACCTTCCCTGAGCTTACTACTGGCGATCTTGAAACGAAGAGATTCTTCCGATTGGTTACGGCAGCAGGACGAGAAGCAAGAACAGGCGTTGTTACCTCGGGGCGAGAATTCACAGTACAGATGCGCCGCGTCTTTGAGACTATGGTGCAGAACATGGGAACTGTGGAAGAACTTCAAAAGTCCGTTATTGCTAACCAGGGCGAACTGAATTCGGCACTTCAAGTAATGCTGCAAGATCCCGGAGTGCAATGGAAGATTTTCCTTAGTCAGATGCGCGCTGTTGCACTAGAGATTGGAACCATGGCTTTACCGGCTATTCTAACACTTGTCGGTGGGATCGAAC